GACTGAAGAAGAATTACACGAATTATTAAACAATAAATAAAAAAAAACAAATTATGCCTTTAAATGTAGACTCACTAAATGCCGGAACAATTTCTCAAGAAGGAAGTCCGGTAAAACCTTATAAAGTATATACAGCTTTATTAACTCAAACAGGAACAGATGCTCCAGTTGCTACTGTATTAGAGAATACTATTGGGGATATTTGGTTTACTTATAATGGAGATGGTGATTTTTGGGTTCAAACATCAACTTTAATATTTAACCCTTTAAAAACGATTATATTTTTAGGCGAAACAAATGATGTAGATAATGAATTTAAAAATGAAAGACCTAATGAAAACGGACAAAACGAAATAGGTTTATATACATTTAGTTCTGGTGTTGAATCAAATGATATTCTACAGAAAACATCAATAGAAATAAGAGTATACAATTAATAAACAAAACAAATTTTTATAAAACCCCCATTTTAGAAATAATTTGGGGGTTTTGATATTTATATAGAAATATCTTTATGGCACTAACAAAAGAACAAGTAATGTTAGAATACGTAAGATGTATGAAAGATACACCTTACGCGTTAAGAACTTACCTACAAACATATGATAATACAGTATCAAGATATGTACCTCTGGAGTTATTCCCAGATCAGGTGTCACTTCTTAAAGATTATGAAGATTACGAAGAAAATATCGCTTTAAAATATCGTCAAGCAGGTGTATCAACAGTAACTGCCGCTTGGGTATCAAAAAAACTTGTATTTGCAAAAAAAGAACAACCAGAAAAAATATTGATTATTGCCAACAAACTTGATACGTCAATGGAGATGGCAAATAAAATTAGAGCATTTGTTGACCAATGGCCAAAATGGGTTGGTGCTCAATTTTCACCAGATAAAAACTCACAAAGACACTATAAATTAACAAATGGTTGTGAAGTAAAAGCTGTTGCAACATCACGAGATGCCTTGAGGGGTTATACCCCTACGGTACTTGTATTTGATGAGGCCGCATTTATTGAGGCCGATGGTGATTTCTGGGCGGCTTGTATGGCATCACTATCTACGGGTGGTAAAGTAATTGTTGTATCAACACCAAACGGTTATGACCCAATTTATTATGATGTATATAATCAAGCAACAAAAGGTATTAATAACTTTAAAATCTCTGAAATGTTTTGGTGGAAAGATCCAAGATATTCAAAAGATTTGTTTTTGGTACCAACTGATGATATGGTGGATTATTTGTTAAATAAAGATGAAAAAGACCATTCTGGGAATATTTCATTTGCCGATTCCGACCCATATGAAAGAGATTATGAGAAAATAAAAGAATATTTCTCACAAGGATATAAACCTTGTTCTACTTGGTATGAAAAAATGGTTAAAAAGTTAAAATACGATAAACGTAAAATTAACCAAGAGCTTAACTGTGAATTTCTGGGATCTGGTGACAACGTATTTGAAGCAAAACAATTAGATTATATCAAACAAAATACAATAGAAGACGCCCCAACCAAATTAATGGGAAATTCTTTATGGATGTGGAAAGAACCAGAACAAGGACATAAATACATTATGGGTGTTGACGTATCCCGCGGTGATAGCGAAGATTTTTCATCCATTCAAATTATTGATTTTGATGAGAGAGAACAAGTTTTAGAATATGTTGGAAAAATACCACCAGATGCTTTAGCTGAAATTGCATATAAATGGGGATTAATGTATAACGCATTTTGTGTTGTGGATATTACCGGTGGTATGGGTATTACAACAGTTAGAAAAATGCAAGAACTTGGATATAAGAACTTATATATTGACGGTGTTGATACTATGAATATTTGGGCTGTTAATAAAAGTTCAGCAGATAAAATACCAGGAATTAACTTTAATAATAAACGAGTTCAAATAATCGCAGCGTTTGAGGAATATGTAAGACATAAATTCAAAATTAAAAGTGTTCGGTTATATAATGAAATGAACACATTTGTATATGTCAATGGAAGACCTGACCATCAAAGGGGACAGCATGATGACCTTATTATGGGTATATCAATGGCTATTTACGTTGGTGAATCCTCGTTTTCAAAACTTGAAAAAGTAACTGAAAAAACAAAAGTTATGATTGAGTCCTGGACCGTTTCAGATAATAGTAATATTGGAAAACAATTACATTTTGACCCAGTTTTACCTAGTATACCTGGAATGGTGGATAGATACGGTAGAGAAGTAAACACACCAACCAAGAATGATTATATGACATATTCCTGGTTATTTGGAGGAAGATAATATTTATAAAAATGGGATTAGAAAGAAGAAAAAGGTCTGGAAATTATATTGGTGGTTCAAAACTTATTGTTAATGGACAAGAGATTTATAATATCAAAAAATTCGTACAGACATTTAATAAACAAATTATTACAAAAGAAAGTACAAAACAAGTAATTCCACCCACAACAACTACAACAACCACAATTCCAGTTACAACTTGTTATATAGAAACTCAACTTTTTGATGATATTGTAACACAAGGATTTGATAACTTAATCTGGTGTTAGTTGCAAGTATTTATAAAGATATAAAAATATCTACATTTAAAATATGGCAGAAAATAATAATAAAAATTTAACAATATTTCAAAGGTTATCACAAACTTTTGGTCCAAATGGTTTATTACAACAAGATATACCAACTTACAAATTTGACAAAAAAGAGTTATTAAGAACCACAGATAAACAAGAGTATGAATTTGAAAAACTCCAAGCTCAACAATCGTTATATTTGGCCGGTCAATGGACAAAAATTGAAAATAACCTCTATACTCAAGCTGTTTATTATGAACCAACAAGATTGGCCGCGTTCTATGACTACGAATCAATGGAGTTTACACCAGAAATTTCAACAGCTCTTGACATTTATGCTGAAGAATCAACAACACCAAATCAAGATGGTTATATCTTACAAATTTATTCCGAATCTAAAAGGATTAAAGCAATTCTTGTTGAGTTATTTAACAATACTTTAGATATTAATACAAACTTACAAATGTGGATTAGAAACACTTGTAAATACGGTGATAATTTTGTGTACCTAAAACTAGACCCAGAAAAGGGTATTGTTGGTTGTATGCAATTACCCAATATTGAAATAGAGAGACTAGAGCGTGGTATGGTTGCTAGGTCTGTAAATGCCGAAGTTGACCCAAAACAAAAGGGTTTACGATTCTTTTGGAAGATAAAAGATATGGAATTTAACTCTTGGGAAGTCGCACATTTTAGATTACTTGGTGATGATAGAAAACTTCCTTATGGTACATCAATGTTAGAAAAAGCAAGACGTATTTGGAAACAATTAATGTTGTCCGAAGATGCTATGTTAATATATCGTACATCTAGAGCACCAGAAAGAAGGGTGTTTAAGGTGTTTGTTGGTAATATGGATGATAAGGACGTTGAGCCATATGTACAACGTGTTGCAAACAAATTTAAACGTGACCAGGTGGTTGATAAAAATACGGGAAATGTGGATTTAAGGTTCAACCAAATGGCTGTTGACCAAGATTATTTTATACCAGTTAGAGACCCTGCCGCGGGTAACCCAATTGATACATTACCTGGTGCTCAAAATTTATCAGAAATTGCTGATATTGAGTATATTCAGAAAAAACTTGTAACAGCACTTCGTGTACCAAAAGCTTATTTAGGTTTTGAGGAAGTTGTTGGTGATGGTAAAAGTCTATCATTACAAGATATTCGTTTTGCAAGAACAATCAATAAAATCCAAAAGGCGATTATTGCCGAATTAAATAAAATTGCAATCATTCACTTGTTCTTATTAGGTTTTGAGGATGAATTACAAAACTTTACTTTAGGTCTTACAAACCCATCAAAACAAGCTGATTTGTTAATGGTTGATGTATGGAAAGAAAAGGTATTGTTATATAAGGATCTTGTCACACCAATACAAGAAACATTGGCACCAACATCGGCTACTTGGGCTAAAAAACACATATTTGGGTTTTCAGATGAAGATATTAAACTTGATATACAACAACAACGTCTTGAAAGAGCAGTATCTGCTGAACTCACTAACACACCAACAGTTATTACACGTACTGGATTATTTGATAATGTTGATAAGTTATATAAAACAACAACTGGTACAACAGAAGCACCACCAGCTGAAGGTGGAGCACCTGGAGGATTACCACCATTAGGGGGCGGCCCACCAAAACCACCGTCATTAGGGGGAGGAAGTTCGTCACTATCTTCTGGCCCACCACCACCTCCTGGGGGAGACGCTGGAGCACCACCAACACTACCAGAAAATAAAGAAAATAATTTAAATATACTTCTGGAAAGTGATGATATTTTGGGTGATAAGTACATTGATTTGTCAAAAGCAAGAAATTCTTTGGGTACAATGGAGAAAGCTTTAGATAAATTGTTAAATGATTAATATTTATAATAAAAATAAGTTATGGAATTTGGTATTTTAAAAACAAGAATAGAAGAGTCATTAGTAAAATCTTACACAAATAAGGGTATTAAAAAAGATATGTTCTTATTTAACGAACTAGTATTAGAAAATAAATCAATTGCGAGATTATATTTTCTTTATGATGAATTATCTGAAAATAAAAATTTAGATGATGTTGTTGCCAGTGAATTTATAAACGAGTCTGTTAAAATCTATAATCAAATTTCTAAAGAAATTTCAAAAAACAGTTTAAAAGAAATTAATATGTGGGTTGGTCACATAAAGTGTGAAAATAGATACAAAGATGTTGATAACTTATTCTCAAAAAATATTATTTCTCTAGAAGACAAACTTAAAAGTAAGTCCTCAATTATGGAAACATTAAAAAAGAAAAAGGAAAGTTTAACTGAAACAAAATTAGACCTTCCTTTAGAGAAAATTGTTGATGTTGCAAATAAAACTGTTAATGATTATCTTTCCAAACTAGATGAAAGTGAGAAAAAAAACATTCTTAAAGTTTTAAAAGAAGACGACTCAAAATTAGAAATTGAATTTAATGTAATAAAAGAAAGTGTTATTACTAGACTGAACAATTTGAAGAAGGATGAAAGTGACACTGAAGTTGTTAGTACAATTCAAGAGACAATTAGTAAAGTTGAGAAAGAGTCTTACACAAAAGACAACTATTTAAAACTTAAAAAATTAAATAATACAATTTAATTATTATTTTCAAATTTTTGTCGGTAAATCGCCCTATTTTTAGCTTGTCTATTTAGTACAGATTTTTTGGTGTATTCTCTTCTCTCGTTCAAATGACTATTTTGTCTGGTTTTAATAACCTTACTTTTTAATTGCTTAATAGCCCTTTCAATATCACCTTTTTTTACAGTTACAATTAACATATTAATTTTTTATTATATTGATATATACTTCAATATTATGTAAATTTTTAAAAAATAAACATATGAAGTATGAAAAAAGATGAAAAAAGGCAAAACCGAAAAATTAAATGGTTTCAAAACAAGTAAAGTTCACTACGGAACGGTAGATTCAAAAAACTTTAAATCAATGTATCTAAATATCCAAACCTGGATTGAACCTAAAAAAGATTCAGATAACTGGACAAGGGTAGTATCAAACACAACAAGACAAATAAAACACTCCGTTTACAACAATTTAAACAAAGATTACTTCAAAGATAATTTTATTGTAGACTTAGATTTAAGAACAAGTGGAATTCAATTAAAGAAGAAATCATTTATGAATTTAGAAATAACACTGTTTACTGATGAACAAGAATTTGACTTTAAATCAACAGAATTAAAAAAAATATTAAAAAAATTAACAAAAGATATATATTCTGACGTATTTGTTTCACACGATTATTTTAAATTTTATTTAACCAAATATGGAAATTCAAAACCAGTTAAGGTAAAAACTGAAAATATTTAGTATTTATAATAAAAATTAAATATGAAAATTTTAGGACCAAACGAAACTGGTAAAGGAATCCTTATTGAGTATGATGCCGGGTTTATTAACCCAAAGTCAATGGATAATCATTTTATAATGGAATCAAAAAGTTTTTTGGATCACTCAAAACCTTTTGAATTTTACGCAGTATTACAAAAATACAACACACCAAATAGGAATGGTAGAATATATCCAGAGAAAATCTTAAAAAGAGAATCTGAAAATTATAAAAAGATGATTGAGAAGGGAATTTCTCTGTCTGAATTAAATCACCCAGAATCTTCTCTTATTGATCTTGATAGAGTATCACACATTATAACAGATGTATGGTGGGATGGTCCAGTATTATTGGGTAAATTGAAATTACTTACATCACCTGGTTTTCACGAAAGAGGTATTGTTTCCACAAAAGGAGATATGGCCGCAAATTATTTAAGACAAGGTGTTACTTTAGGTATTTCTTCTCGTGGTGTTGGTTCATTAAAAAAAGTTGGTGACCAAAATGAGGTACAAGATGATTTTGAATTAATCTGTTTTGACCTTGTATCTTCTCCATCAACGCCAGGTGCTTATTTATTTTTAGATAAAAATGATAGACATAAGTTTGATGAAAATTTAGAAGAAGAAAAACGAATGAATATTGAAAGGGCGACTGGTATGGAATCTACTGCTGTTGATAAGACAAAAAAATTAATGGATAAATTAACAGCATTTCTTGATAAATAAAAAAATAAGGTCTATAATTATATCAAATTAATAAATTATGGAACAAGGAGAAAAATATTTTGTAGCAAAAATCACATCAGATTTGTTAGATTCAGAATCTGGAAGAGTGAAAAAAGTAAAAGAAGAAAAATTAGTTTTGGCGTATAGTCCTACAGACGTGGAGGCAAAAGTAACCAAAATCTATGAAAATTACACAATGGATTGGAGAATCACATCAATCACAGAAAGTAAAATTGATGAGGTAATTGAATAAATTATAAATTATTTTAAAAAAATAAAGGGAGTATCTAAAGGTATTCCCTTTTTTTTTGTCCTAAAATTAAACTTTTTCTAAATCTCATATATTTATTTGTTATAAAAAGAATGAATAATATGAAAAACAAAAATTCAGAAATTGAAGACGCGTTATTCCAAATAAGAAATTTGGAAGAAGCTCTCAATAGAAATGCACAAGGAATACTTGCTTCTACAATGAAGGAAGAAATCAGTTCACTAGTAAAAGAGTCTCTTAAAGAAGCTGAAGAAGATGAAGAAGAGATTGACACAGAAGTTGATTCAACAGAAGATGATGATTCGGATGAAGATGCCTTTGATAATTCAGAAATGGATTTAATGGGTGATGAATACGATGATGAGTCAGATGAAGAAGAAACTGATAGTTTACCAGTAGCAAATGTTGATTTGACTGTAGGTGATGGCGAAGATGAAGAAGAAGAAGTAATTGACGCAACACCAGACGGATTAAATTTAAGTAATGATGAAATTATAACTGTTTTTAGAAGTTTAGATCCATCAGACAGCATTGTGGTAAAAAAAGAAAATAATAAGATACATCTAAAAGATGATGAAAAAGATGTTGAATATTTAATTCAACTTGGCGAATCTGAAGAAGATGAGTTTGAAATGAAAGAAACTGGTCGCAGACATTCAAGAATGAGAGATGAATTTTCTTATGATGAAATGGAAGAAATGTATGGAAGACATGCAAGAAAACCTAAATTCAAAATGGAGAAAGAATTGGATTTTGATTTTGATGAGTTTGAACCAGGATTTGATTTAAAAGGAGACTTTGATTTGGAAGATGAAGAAACAGAAACAATTTATGAAGTTGAGTTAGATGAAGAAGATGAAGACTTTAGTTCTGACAAATTTAATATGTCGTCTTTGGATGAATTATATGATGAAGAATCTGAACTAGACGCAGTAATGGAGTCTAAAAAAGGTTTCAAAGCAAAAGGCATGGGTATGGGTAATGCATCTAAATTCAAATATGCTAAAAAACCTAATATGGAAAAAGGTTTTGATGAAGATATGAAGGAAGGTCCAAAAACCAAATTTACCGGCAAAGCAAAATTTGATTACAAGAGTGATGTAAACTCTAAAGGATTTGGTGAGAAATCATCTAAAAGACCTACCGTTAAAAAAGTAGAGACAAAAGAAGCTTCTCGTACATTAGGAAACGGAGATAGATTTAGAAAAGGTGGATTACCAAAACCAAAAGCACATTCAAAATTTAATACAAGTATTAATAAGAGTGTGAATGAAGAAGTTTCAATGTTAAGAGAAAAGAATGAAGAATACAGAACAGCATTAAATGTTTTCAGAGAAAAATTAAATGAGGTTGCGGTATTCAACTCTAACTTGGCATATGCAACTAGATTGTTTACAGAGCATTCAACAACAAAACAAGAAAAGATTAATATTCTTAGAAGATTTGACAACGTTGAAACTTTAAAAGAATCTAAAAATCTTTATCGGTCTATTAAAGATGAATTATCTAACGGAAAAGAGAAAGAAACAGCAAATAGTCTTAATGAGTCTGTAGAAAGATCGGTGGTTAAAACTCCATCATCTGGTTCTGCTGTAAACTTAATTGAGTCTAAAACTTATGAGAATCCTCAATTCCTTAGAATGAAAGATTTAATGTCAAAACTATAAAAAAATAAACTTTTTATAAAAACCGTATATTTATAATATACATAATTAAAAAATAAATAAAAAAAACAAAAAAAAATTAAAATGGGAGCATTATTAGAATCAGGTCTTGTTGGTAACATTGGGCTTAAGCACCTTAAAGTTATTAAAGAAGACACAATTAACAAATGGGACAAATTAGGATTTTTGGAAGGTCTTAAAGGTCACCTAAAAGAAAACGTAGCGCAGTTGTATGAAAACCAAGCGTCACACTTGATTAACGAAGCAACTTCTGAAGGTTCAAACGGAGCTTTTGAAACTGTTGTTTTCCCAATCGTAAGACGTGTTTTCTCTAAATTGTTGGCTAACGAAATCGTATCTGTACAAGCAATGAACTTACCTATCGGTAAATTGTTCTACTTCGTACCTAAAATCCAAGGTTATAACGACTTGGTAACTAGTGCAAACACTCACTACGCACCTATCGGTTCTCCTGGAAATTATCAAGCTGATGCTAACGCTGGATATACTGGTGCTAACGCATACCAAAAAAATCTTTATGATTTATTTTATGAAGGTCCTGAAGCTGGTTTAGATCCTGCTGGTTTGTTTGACTACTCTAAAGGAGCTTGGACTTCTGTAACTGGTTACGCAACTGCACAAGTATGGAGTGGTGGAGCTTTGGTTTCTGCATCTACAGAATATGACGGAATAAACGTTAGAAAAATGATTATCAAACTTTGTGGTTTTGCACAAGCTGGTACTGGTAAATTAATCGGACCTGATGGAAGTGAAATTGATAGTGAGGCATTCCTTTCTGACCTTAAAATCTTTGCTGATTTACAAAATCTAGATTATGACACTACACCTTGTAGTCCATTTACTGGTGGTACTGGTGGTGCTGTTCCATTATTGTTTAGAGTTGTTACACAACAATACGGTAAAGGAATTGTTTCTCCAACTTACTCTACAACTCAAACTGCATTTCCTTTTGGTAGCGGTAACAACCCTGCTGGAAACGGTGGTTCTTTTGATAACATCTGTGACTTTACAGGATGTATCTATTTAGAAGTTGATTTACAATGTCCAGTATGTGCTGAGTGTGACGCAACATCACTTGATGGTTATACAGGTACATCAATTGTAACAATTGGTGATAACTTACCAACTGAAGGAAATTCACCATTTATTGCTCAATGGAGAAGATATAAAAACCTTGAGTTTGAAGATCAAATTGGTGAGGTTTCTTTTGACCTTGAGTCTGTAACAGTTTCTGTAACTGAAAGAAAACTAAGAGCACAATGGTCTCCAGAATTAGCTCAAGACGTTGCTGCATTCCACAACATTGATGCTGAAGCTGAATTAACAGCTTTATTGTCAGAACAAGTTGCTGCTGAAATTGACCGTGAAATCTTGAGAGATTTACGTAAAGGTGCTGCTTGGAACTTGCGTTGGGATTACAACGGATGGAGAAGAACTCAAATCGTTACGTCTTACACTCAAAAAGACTGGAATCAAACGTTGATTACTGCAATCAACCAGTTGTCTGCACAAATTCACAAATCAACTTTGAGAGGTGGTGCTAACTGGATTGTAGTTTCTTCTGAAGTTTCTGCTATCTTTGATGATTTAGAATACTTCCACGTATCTAACGCGTCTCCTGAGCAAGACCAATACAATATGGGTATTGAAAGAGTTGGTACTTTAGCTGGTCGTTACCAAGTGTATAGAGACCCTTACTTCCCACCAAACCAAATTTTGTTGGGTCACAAAGGAACGTCTTTACTTGACACAGGTTACATCTACGCACCGTATGTACCTCTTCAATTAACACCTACAATGTATAACCCATTCAACTTTACACCTATCAAAGGTATTATGACCAGATATGCGAAGAAGATGGTCAATAATAGATTTTATGCCCGTGTTACTGTTGATGGTGTTCGTACATTTGATTTAAGAGAATTGAGATAATCAAAATCTTAAAAATATAAGGAAAAAGGTCAGAGAAATCTGACCTTTTTTTGTTTAGGTCTTGAAACAATCGTATTATTGTTTATATTTATTTTATATGAAAAAAATAGTTATTGACGAAATCACTAAAAATGAAATTATACGTCTTTATAATGAAGACTATTTAGGTAGTCCATCAATATCGGAAAAATTAAACTTAAAAAGACATTTAGTATTACGAATTCTAAAAGAAAATAATGTTAAAATTGGTCCATCTGGTATGAAATATAAAGGTGGTAAAAGCGCGTCCGATAAAAGACATTATAAAAAAAATAAAGAAAAAAGATTGTCCTACCATAAAGATTGGTATGAACAAAACAAAGAACATAGAAAACAATATTTAAAAGAATATCGTGAAAAAAATAAAGACAAAATTCGTGAAATAAAAAGAAACTACGAAAGAACCCGAAAAGCAAATGATCCAATTTATAAATTAATTAATAATTTCAGAACTGCAATATATCAAGTATTAAAAGAAAGCCAAGTTCAAAAAAACGGACACTATTTTGACATATTAAAATATTCACCAGAAAATCTAATAGAACATTTAGAAAATAAATTTAAAGATAATATGACTTGGGATAATTATGGTGAGTGGCACGTAGACCATATAAAACCAATATCATCATTTCAAATCAATGAAATTGGTGACAAAGAATTTATGTCTTGTTGGTCATTAGAAAACCTTCAACCATTATGGGGTGAAGAAAATATCCGTAAATCAAACAAATTATAATCTATCACCACTAAATGTTCATTTGACACAAAATTTACTTTATAATTAAACTTTTTCAAAGTATTTATTAAGAAAAATATTTAATTATGAAAAACATTTTTTTAATCCTATTTACCCTAATTTCTTTTTTGGGTATTACACAAGTATCAAGTCTTTATTCATTTTCTGAAACAAATGGTACATATACAGCAATTGTTGGTGGTACGCAATTAGTAACAACAACTGGCGGTGCCGTCACTTATGATACTGATGGTAGTTATTTTACAATACCATCTGGTTCACAATTTCAGTTTAATAATACAACAATAACATCTGTTAATATGACAGCAGATGGTGCTTTGTTTTTAAACCCAGGAACAACAACAACAGGAAACGGTGTAACGGGGCCAATATCATCAACAGGTACTGCAGTAGGTGTTATTACAGGTATGGGTATGGATTTAAGAAGTACGGCAATTGCGTCACAAGTATATGAAAGAAGATGGGAGGATGTAGGTACTGAAGTGGTGTTTCAATGGCAAAATGCCGCAAGATATTTACAAAGTAGCTCAGAAAGATTTTCATTTCAAATTAGAGTAAACAAATCAAATGGTCAAATAAGTGTTGTGTATGGTAATATGACAACAATTACAACAAGTACAACTTATCAACCAATGGTTGGTTTAAGAGGTTCCACAAATACAGACTATAATAACAGAAGATTAACAACTTCTATACCGGATGCAACACCAAATTGGGGTGCACCAAATGGTACAACCGCTGGAACATCTAATGCTCACACCGTAAGGTTTCGTAGTGGATGCGTCCCTTCAACAGGATTAATATTTATTTGGACTGTACAGTCTTGTATAGGTCCCACATTACCAACAATATCGTACACTTCATCATCAACCGCAAATCTTTCTTGGACGGCACCTGGCTCTCCACCATCTAATGGGTATAATTGGGAACTTAGATCATCAGGTGCTGGTGGGAGTGGGGCAACAGGTCTAGTATCTTCAGGTTCTGTCGCCGCAGGAACAACATCTGCAACCGCAAACGGTTTAACACAACAAACATCATATACTTTATATGTACAAAGTAATTGTGGCGGATTAACAAGTTCTTGGGTTGCATCAACCGCAAGTACAAGTCCACCAACAAATAACGATTGTTCAAATGCAACATCTGTCACAGTAAACAGTTCTTCAACTTGTACCTCAACAACTTCCGCTAGTAGTGTTG